CCGCCAATTGACTAGTTTTGCACTCACTCGAAGGTTTTCAATCTTCAATAGTGATAATAGCATAATAATTATTATGTTAGCTTAACCAAGTCAACCTTCGGTTTCCACCTTTCGGTGGGCCGCAGGCGCTCCTGAGCGGAGGCGGTGGTTACCGCTGTAGGGTTCCATTAGCTACCTCACTGCACCTCCACGACCCCTCCGATGGATCCAAGGGTCCATCCGGAATTTTCGCTTCAGTGCAGGAAGCACCTTTGGTACCTACACCCTCATAACTCCGAAGATCGGAGAATCAGGGAGAACGGGCAGTAATCGTCCTATTCCTGCGTCAACTCCGTTTAGTGGACTTTCATTCGCTCTCTATTTCTAAAGAACTCCTTACTCATCGCTATCACGAGGTATTCACAGGTCAGAACTCATACCGGAAGTCATCAGACTTACTGATACCTATGGCTTACGCCGTAGGAGACCGGCTTAATGAGAGTTTCACTCTGTATATCTCACCAGTATCGATCTCCGAACGATACACCTTTCGGTACGTTTCCGTCGTCTGCCTACTTCTTACAGTAGGTCGCATTTCTGCTGTGTTTCAGCTGACTTGAGTCAATCCCGAACCCCTTTCAATGGGGTCTCAACCTATAGGTTGAATCTAGTAAGGGCCTTCACCATAAGGCGCCCGACATCTTTGCTTCCATCTCCCCGTAGCAGGTATCGCTCCTGTAGCGGGTATTCGAGGTACGTGCTCCCCGACAACGTGTCACTTTCGATCAACGTTACGTCAGGTACCCGTGCAAACGGAATACTGGTTCACACCAGCGTTACCGCCACACGCGGCGTGCTTGAGGCGTTGTCTCTACTTCGGTTACAAAGACCGACGTGCCTATGGATCCGGTAAACCTGCCCTTGCGGGCGCCGGCCCTTAGGTCGACCCATCAAGAATGTATTCTTGAACCCTCCCGGTTTCCGGGGAAAGTACCCATAATTTCCCTTGAAGGGAACTACCTGGTGCTTAGAAGGATTGGTAATCCCATCAGTGCACGCGTTCACCCTAAGAACAATAAGCGTATCGTCCAAAGGATTACTATGTAGTCCCAAGACGGTATGTCTTGCTGAGGCCATATGGC